GACATGCACCACATCGGGGAGGCGGCGGCCGGCGGCGCGGTCATGGGCGTGCCCATCGCCGGCATGCACGCGCTGGGCGGCGCCCGGGGCCAGATCGACGCAGCAGCCGGCGCCGTGGGCGACGCGACCAAGAGCGCGGCGCAGTTCGTGGGTGACAAGGCCAAGGGTGTCGCCAAGGTGACGGGCGACGCCGCCACCAAGGCCGGCGATGCGGCTGGAAGCGCCGCAGACGCCGCCGGCAAGAAGGTGGCGGGCATGGAGCTGCCCGACAGCCTGGAGGCGCTGTACGACGCCGGCAAGACCCGCACCAAGGACGTGCTGGACAAGATCGCCAAGAGCGACGACGTGATCGGCGACATCACGAAGTTCGCCGGCCTGCAAGGCGAGAAGCTGAAGCAGGCGCTGGCCGGCGACGATGGCGAGCGGCTTCAGGCAGTGCGCGACTACGCGAAGGAGCTGGGCGACCAGCACCCGGCGGTGCGCGACTGGATGCAGGACGCGGGCAACCGCACCAAGCAGGCTGCGGTGGCCGCTGCCAAGCAGGCCGAGGACGCCTACAGGACCGTGCAGGACCGCATCAACCGCTTCGGTGATGCGGTCGACGAGCGTCTGAACGAGCGCAAGTTCAAGCGCGCCGACGGCGACAAGTACGAGGGCGGCACGGTGGTGGACGCCGACGGCACCGTGCTGGACGACGGCGTCGTCAACACGACCGCCCGCGCAGAGGTGCCGCCCAGCCGGCGCATCAAGCGCTCCGAGGACGAGAGCGGCATCCGCGAGGCGCTGCAAGCCAAGCTGGTGCCCGAGCTGCTGAAGATCGACCCGAACCTCGCCCGAGCCGTCAAAGACAAGAAGACCGCCAGCAAGCTGCACCGCGGGCTGAGCGGCCTGATCGAAGAGCTGGCCAGCGGCCGGCAGCCGTCCGAGAAAGCCATGGCCCGGCTGATCGACCTGGCCGGCCCGGCGGCTGACCGCCTGCTGGAGGTGGCGCACTCCGTCGTGAGCGACAGCGCCGACAAGGCCAAGACCGCGACGTTCTTCAAGGGGCTGAACGAGTTCACCAAGATCCGCGACAGTGCCGACACGCTGGCCCAAGCTCAGCACAAGCTGCTGCGCCCCGAGCTTCAGCGCAGCACCAGCAACCACGACTTGCGGGAAGAGGCCCGGCTGCTGATGAAGTGGCTGGATGACAAGCGACCGACTGAAGACCACTACCAGGAACAGGACGACGGTTCGCGCAAGCTAATGCAGCCGGCTGACCCCGAAGCGGTGCGGCTGAAGTACCGCATGGAGAAGTACCTGGAGACCCGCTACGGCGAGAACTCCAAGAAGCTGCTGACAGCGCTGGAGAAGGCGCGGCCGAAGGAAGAGAACCAGATCGAGCGCGCCCGCGTCAAGTACGACGAGGACGGCCAGCCCATCGACAGCGGCGTGGACGACGGCTTCAGCGAGAGCGGGTCGCCGGGCAGGCGCATGCAGTTCTTCGGCGGCGGGCGCAAGGGCATGGACCTGATGCCCCACCCCGAGGACGACCCGGGTAAGGGCGGCTACCCGGGCATTGCCTCGCAGAAGCTGAACAAAGTGAAGGCGCTGCACCCCGACTCGACTCCGCGCTTCATCACCGCGACCGAGATGGGCCTGGACCACCCGTGGGTCAAGGAGAAGTACAAGACCCTGGTGAAGATGGGCGAAGAATCGGGCGTGGACGGTGAGCGGTTTGCACGCGAGCAGCTCGACCGCTACGGCGTGATCGCCACCGAGCGGGCGCTTCAGGACACACAGCTCAGCTTCGATGAGCTGGACGCCATGAAGTTGGACCGCAAGCGCTACGCGGACAGCAAGTCGCGCATCGACACCGGAGACGACGGTCCGGTGCTGGACGCGGTCAAGGTCGTCAAGTCCATGGCCGAGCGTTTCGAGGGCGAGTACAGCGCCGGGGACGACGCGAGCCGTGTGGCCCGTTTGGGCCGCATGTTCGTCGAGGGCATCGCCGCCGTGCAGGACCACCTGGGCAAGGCGTTCGACATCCCCGACAGCACGGTGCTGGGGCGGCTGGACAAGCGCGAAGTGACGTGGGGCCAGGTCAAGAAGCTGGACACGCGCACGACCAAGGACAAGGTCGACGACAGCGTGTCCAAGCAGCTCGTGGCGCTGCGCAAGCAGTTCAAGGCCACCGAGGACAAGGCCCTGCGTGCCGAGATTGCCAAGGAAGCCGCCGAGATTGACGCGCCGCGACAGGCTGCCAAGAACCGTGAGCTGGGTCGCGAGGACAGCCGCATGCAGCAGGACGACGCCCTGGACTTCGAGGGCGACGTGGAGCGCGGCATCAACATGGACAAGCGCTCGCTGCGCGAGCAGGTCCGCGGTGTGCAGAAGCAGATCGAAGAGGTCGGCAAGCTGCTCGACGGCGAGGCGCAGTTCGGCCTGGGCGGCGAAGAAGTCAAGCTGCGCCAGCAGCTCGCCCGGTTGAACCAGCAGCTCGACGGCCTGCGCGCCCGTCAGGAGCGGGCTACGCCGGGCGAGAGCCTGGGCAGCGGCCAGCGCGAAATTGACCCGTTCGGCCAAATCCATCAGGCTGCGGGCTACGACGCACGCAAGGAGCCGGCGCCCATCAACCGCGACCGCACCGAACAGGCGCCGTCGCTGCTGGGGCCGCGGCGCGAGAAGCCAGCCGCCGAGAAGCCAGCGCCGCCCGACGACGGCCCGCCGCTGAGCGCCTACGACGACGCGCCTTATCGCGACGGCAGCGCTGAACAGGTCAGCCAGGACACGGTGGACCGCGTCGCCGAACAGCGTCAAGCGTGGATCGCCGACGCGCTGAAGGAGGACGTCGCCACGTTCAAGGCGCGGGCAACCAAGCTCGACGCTGAGCGGCTGGGCCGGCTGGTCGAGTCCATGGAAACGATGGACCGCCCAGCGGGCATCCCCCCGGGACGCTGGCGAACTGCGCTCGACCACGCCCGCACGCAGCTTGAGCAAGGAGACCCCACCGGCCCAAAAGCCGTGGCCGCCAAGAAGGCGGCCTTCCTGGAGCGGGCACGTTCTGGCGATGAGACCCTGATCAAGGAGATTGCGCAGCACACCGACGCGGTGGGCTTGCAGAACGCTGTCATCCATCTGGCGCGCAGTGGCGACGTGACTGAGCCGAACACGGCCCGCACCATCGACGCCCTGAACGCTCGCATCGGCGAGCTGGTCAAGAGCGAGCCGCAGCAGGCGTACGACATGCTGCGCACTGACCGCAGCGGCGGCAAGAAATACAGCCTGGAGCAGATGAAGCGCAAGCCCATCACCCAGGACAAGGAAGCCCTGGACCTGATGGCCAAGATGGGCTGGCAGTTCGACGAACTCAGCCTGGAGCGCTTCAGCACGCGCTCGCGTGAGACTGCGTGGCGCGCCATGCTGAATGAAGCGCTGACCATCAAGGACGTGCGTGATGCGTCGCGCCTCAATGACGGCACCTGGGGCGGCAAAGGCAAAGCGCTCAGCCACTTGAACGGCATCCTGGCCGACCGCTACGGCAGCGTGACCGAGGAACTCGGCCGGCGCATGAAGGACATGCCGACGGAAATGGATCTGGCCGCTGCGCACTTCGGCCCGATGGAGGACACGCGCTCAGCCGGCGAGAAGGCCCGCGACCGGATGGCAGACCGCACGCGCACGTTGCAGATCGCTTCACGCACGGACGAGGCTCTGGAGGGCATGGCGCACAGCCGCGCAGAAGGTGAACTCTGGCAAGACCAAGCCGAAGCCGACATGGAAGGCGTGGCCTACGACGAGGCAAACGCCGAACGAGACCGCGCCCGCCACTTCGCCCGCGAGCTGAAAAAGCTGCAAGCCGAGCGCGAGCGAGCACGGAAAGAAGCGCCGGGTTGGGAGCAGCACGCTTCCAGTTACGACGAAGGAGAAGACTACAGCTTCAGCATGGAGCAAGTCACCCCCGGCGCCACCGGCCCGGTCAACCGCAAGGAGGTCTACGACCACATCCACAAGACGCTGGGCAACTCCGTGCGCGTGGCCTGGGCAAACCTGCTGCACGCTGGCGAGTTCGAGCGCGTAAACCTGCCGCGTGGTGGCGTGGAGGACGTGATCCGGCTGAGCATCCACTCGATGAACCCGCTGTCCACGGCGTACCACGAGAGCCTGCACGCGTTCATGCAGAAGCTGAGCGACATGAAGCAGGGTCAGGTCATGGACGTGCTGCTGAAGGCCGGCGAGAGCGCGCACGTGCTCGACCAGCTCCGCACCTGGATGAAGGACCGCGGCATGGGCGACGCTGCGCTGGCGCAGCTCCGCGACCCGGAAGAGCGCGCTGCCTACATGTACCAAGCGTGGGCTGAGGGCAAGCTGAAGATCACCGGCCAGCCCAAGACCGTGCTGGGCAAGATCGCCGACTTCATCCGCTCCGTGCTGGGCACGTGGTCCAACGACGAGCGCGCCCTGCACATCCTCGATTACTTCCACAGCGGCGAGTTCGCCAGGAACATGGGCGACCGCGACAAGGTGCGGGCGGACCTGATGGACGTCCACCGCAACAAGGCCATCGAGACGGCGCGCAAGATGACGCAGCCGATCCTCAACCTGGGCGAGAACCTCGCGGTGGCTGGCCACCAGCGGCTGCGCGACACGGGCATCCCGGCGCTGCGCGAGCTGGCCGACGCCATGAAGCTGCACACCGTGGCCGAGGGCGACGACCCGGGCTTCCTGCCGGCGGCGCGCACCGAGCGCACGCGAGTGATGAACCGGCTGGCGGCGGACCTGAAGGGCTTCAGCCCCGAGTCGATCCAGGCGGCGCTGGAGAGCTTGCAGCGCAAGAGCAATGCGCCCATCGCGGCCATGGCCGCCGGCGCCGACCGGGGCAACGCGCACACGGCCAAGATCGTCGTGCGCAAGCTGCTGGACAACATGTACGACTACATGACCGACGCGGGCGTGAAGGTCAACGACATGGGCGTGGGCAAGGACTACTTCCCCCGCGTCTACGACACCAGCTACATCAGCAGCCACCAGCAGGAGTTCAAGAACGTCCTGGCCCGCCACGGCGTGAAGAACACCGACAAGGTGCTGGCCAAGATCATGGTGACTGAGGGCGCCGAGTTCAACGCTGAGGTGGACAAGCCCGGCATGCAGCACCTGAAGCCGCGTGACCTCGCGCACATCCCCGAAGCCGAGCTGGCTCCGTTCATGCGCAAGAACCTGAACGAGATCCTCAACGGCTACGTGACCCAGGCCACGCGCCGGGCGGAGTGGGCGCGGCGGTTCGGCGACAAGGGTGAGGTCATCACGAAGCTGCTGGAGCAGGCCAAGCAGGAGGGCGCCACGCCTGAAGACCTGGACAGCGCGCAGAAGTTCGTGCGTGCTGTGGACGGTACGCTGGGCGACACGATCAACCCGGAAGCCCGCCGGCTGTTCGGCAACCTGATCGTCTACCAGAACGTGCGGCTGCTGCCGCTGATGATCTTCAGCTCGCTAGTGGACCCGATGGGCATCGCGGTCCGCGGCGGTACTACGGGCGAGGCGTTCAACGCGTTCAAGCGAGGCATCAGCGAAATCCCGAAGAACTTCAAGAAGAACCCGACGGACGACGCGGCCACGAAATTCGCCGCCAGCATCGGCACCATCGACGATGCGTCGCTGGTGCACACGCTGGGCGCGCTGTACTCGCAGGGCATGGTGGGCGACACGGGCCGGAAGATCAACGACACGCTGTTCCGCTACAACCTCGCCGAGCAGTTCAACACCAGCATGCGGGTGAGCGCCACCGAGGCGGCGATGGGCTTCCTGGCACGGCACGCTGACGGCACGGCCAGCCGCCACAGCGCACGCTGGCTCAACGAGCTGGGCCTGAACCCGGGCGACATCCAGCTCGACGCCAGCGGCCGGCCCAAGGTGTTCCAGCACGAAGGGCTGACGCTGGAACAGAGCGCCAAGATGAAGGCGGCGATCAACCGCTGGGTGGACGGCGCGGTGCTGCGGCCCGATGCGGCCGACAAGCCGATCTGGATGAGCGACCCGCACTTCTCGCTGATCGCGCACCTGAAGCAGTTCACCTACAGCTTCCACGAGACCATCCTCAAGCGCGTGGCGCACGAGTACCAGAACGGCAACTACACGCCGGCCATGGCCCTGGCCAGCTACGTGCCGATGATGATCGCGGCGGACATGGCCAAGGGGATGATCCAGGGCGGCGGCTCGCAGCCGAGCTGGAAGGACGACTGGGGCATGGGCGACTACATCGCCTCCGGCATCGAACGTGCCGGGCTGCTGGGTGTCGGCCAATTCGGTGTGGACATGCTGCGCGACGCAGCGCGTGGCGGCACGGGCGTTGGCGCCCTGGTCGGGCCGACCATCGAACAGCTTGCCGACGCTGCACGGGTGATGGGTGGACGCGAGGCGTTCGGCTCGTTCGCCCTGAAGAGCATGCCCGCGAATGCGCTCTATGCCGGCGCACTGGGCGGCGAAGGGACTGACCCCAAGTTTGTCGACTGAAGCAGCGAGGTAAAACATGACGCCGCATTTCAACTTGGCCGAGTTCACGCGCAGCGACGTGGCTACGCGCAGGGGCATCGACAACAGTCTGCCTGCCGAGCTGGTGCCGGCTGCCCGGCAGACCCTGGAGATGCTGGAGCGCATCCGGCGACGGCTGTCGGATCTGGCACAACGCGACGTGCCAATCATCGTGAGCAGTGGCTACCGCTGCCCGGCGCTGAACACCGTGATCGGGAGCAGCAGCACCAGCGACCACATCAAGGCATGCGCGGCGGACTGGTCGGCGCCATCGTTTGGCAAGCCAGTGGATGTCTGCCGGGCGCTGGCGCCAATGGTCGGCATCCTGGGCATCGGGCAGTTGATCCACGAGTTTGGCCAGTGGGTGCATACCAGCACCCTCGTACCGCAGCGTGTGTCCAACCGCATCATCACCATCAGCAAAGCCGGCGTAGTAACTGGCATCGTGGAGGTTTAAGTGGCAGACCCTATCAGCGCAGCGCTCACCATCGGCGGCCAGCTCATTGACAGGCTCTGGCCGGACCCGGAGAAAAAGGCTCAGGCCCAGATCGCGCTACTGGAGCTTGCCCAGCGCGGCGAGCTTGCTGAACTGACCTCGCGTGCTCAGATCGTGCAGGCTGAGGCGGCGAGTGACCACTGGCTGGCCGCGAACTGGCGACCGTTGCTGATGCTGACGTTCGGCGCCTTGATCGTTGCGCGGTGGTTTGGCTGGGCTGCGCCGAACTTGTCTGAGGCCGAATACTTGAAGCTGTGGAGCATCGTGGAGTTCGGCATCGGCGGGTACGTTGTCGGCCGCAGCGCCGAGAAAATTGTGCCCGCTGTCGCCGCGGCGATTAAGTCTAGGTGACGACGTCGGCCGTAGTCCCTAAGTTCGTAGGTAAAACGGCGCTCCGTTCTCTCTACCTCTATAGGTACTTATACTCTTATACTTATACTTCTCTATCTTCTAGAAAAATAAGAATAGATAGGTAGAGAGGGTATAAATGGAAAAGGTTTTCGGGCTCAAAAGTCAAAGCCATAAGCGCACGCTCACGTGACGTGATGGGCACCCGGCGACCGACCTGACGCGGCCGGACCTTGAAAGCGGCGAGAAACGTAGTTGTGACGAGCCGGCAGACTTCGGGGCTATTCGCTGCGACGAAGATTCTTCCCGGTCGCACGACGGCCCTCGGTCTGACTCCCGTCAGTCCTGGGCCTTCTTGAAGCCTTGCCTGAAGCCCGCGGCGAATCGACGCGCCGCCCCGTCAACCTTGCCTGCAACGACTCCGGTGGTCGATGCGACGTTGTCGATGGAGACGCCCGTGATGCGCCGCCACAGCGAGCGCAGTGCGCGAACGATCAGCCCCAGGCAGTAGACAAAGAGCAGAAAGATGACGCCCTTGAAGGCGGCGTCCATGATGGCGTAGGTGTCCATGGTGCGCTCCGAAGAGCGCACAGTGTAGAACTACCAGCGCCGTCCGTTCACCGTGGCGGTGAACTCACAAGCCTCGATGTCAGCCGTGATGATGACCGTGTCCCCTTCGACAAGGTCATCCGATCTGGCCAGCTTCTGAGAAAACTCATCGAGCTTGGGAAAGACGTAGTCACCGAGCGTGAACAGGTCGGTTCTGCACCGCCCGTACCGCCGGTAGGCTGCGCGCACACCGGCGCGCAGCCAGGAGACGCAGACAAGCTGAAGTGTGTTCGGGTAGTAAGGCTCACCATCGAAGTTCCGCGCATGCGCGTTGAACGCCTTGGGCACAGCCAGCCCGATGACCTTCTCGGCCCAGTCGTAGTCGCGCAGCGGACGGGACGGCAGCGGGCGTGGATCTTCGAGCCCGTCCATCCAGTCGTTCATGGCGCCCTCCATCACCTGTGCCAAGTTCTGCTCGGCAGAGATGTAGCGGTTGCGAGCGCTGTCGATGCGGATCACCAGCATCGCGCCCAGCGCCATCAGCTCGGCCTCGGCCGCGTTGCACTGCGGCACCAGGAAGTGCTCCAGCATGTCGTGCCCAACGCGCCGGAACGGGTCTGCGCCCTTGATCCAGGTCGGCAGGAAGCCCAGTTCGCCGCTGTCCTCATGCTGAGCGAACTCGAAACGGCGGGCGATGCGCATGATCAGCTCGACGCCCAGCCGAAGAACAGCCACTCGTTGTCGCTGACGCGCAGGCAGCCGGCCGGACCCCACTTGTCGTCGATGCGCGAATCGTCGCGGTCGATGAGCTTCTGCGCGTACTCCGACGGCTTCTCACCGACGGGCAACTGGATGATCGTGAACTCGGTCTTCTCGGCGATGGTGCCGGTGTAGCCGCTGTGGCCATGATCGTAGACAGCTTGTTCACGCGCAGCCTTGAAGGCGTCCGCCGCGGTCTTGCCCTTGGCGGTCTGGAAGAAGGTCTCGGCACCCATGTCGAATCTCGAAGTCACACCGGCGCGGCACAGCCAGCGCCAAGTGCTTGGTAGTAAACAACGAACGGACTCGGCGACTCACCTTGACATGGTGGGGGTCGTTGGTTCGAGTCCAATCGCGCCTACCATCTACGCCCGGTGAGCTGGACTCACCGGGCACCGTAGATGGATCTGAGAACAGCCTGAGAACGTCACGCGCAGGCTGTCGAAGTCACATCGAAGCGTCACAGCCCTCCGGCCTTCATGATCTTGTCGATCACGTGCCCAGCTTCGACGTTGACGTGGAAGAGGTAGTAGCCTTCGGGCTCCGGCTCGCAGTAGAAGCTCACCGACGCGCAGACCAGCGCTTTGGCCAGCCACGCAGCTTCGAGTTCGGTGACGCAGCGACGGGATGTCGTCGGCGTCGTGTTCGTGTTGATGACGAGCATCACGCAGGCTCCTTGTCCACCACGGTCGGGTAGACCTTCCGATCACGCGGAGTTGCTGTGCGGATGCGCACCCAGCCGATGCCGACCCACTCCATCAGGTTGATGCCATCGACCACGCGGTCGTACTTCTTCTCGTTGCCCGCGGCCATGCGCAGGTTGCCGAGTTCGCGGCGAAGGACAGTCGTGGTCACATCACGCTCCCGCAGGCCGTAAGCCCAGGTACACCGGGTGGCGCGGCTTGTCTTTCACGCCGACGGGGAAGGACTTGTACTTGATGGTCGAGCCAATGCAGCCGTCCTGCTTCCAAAAGTAGTGCCGGTCTTCGGCAGTGAACCCGGTGCCGATGTTGAACTCGACGCCGGTCTTCACGTCGCGCACGACAAGCGCGCCCATCGTGCCCTTGCCGACCAGTCCGGCCTTGGCCGTGCTGCGCTTCGTGCGGCCCAGCTCGTTGGTCTGCGCCTCGTTGCCGTTGAACATCTCTTCTTCGATGCCGATGACCACAGCCTCGCTATCCTCGAAACGCTTGACCTTGAGCAGCTCACCGCCCTTGGTCGTAGCGCGGCCGAACTTGTACTGGGCGTTCGGATCGGCCAGCATGACGCCCTCGTAGCCGAGGTTGACTTGCTGCGCCTCGTAGGCGTCCAGCTCGTCGCGGCTGCGCAGCAGTGTGTGGCCGATGTAGCGAATATCGGCAAACGGCTGAACTGCGGATGACACCCAGGTGATCCGTTCTGCGAACGGCCCAGGCCGGTCCCACTGGTCGAACACGTAGTAGGTGGCCCGGGGCTCGCCTTCGTGGCCCATCACGCCGGACACGGTGTTGCGGTACACGTCGTGATCAGTGGGCTCGCCGACGATCAGCTCGCCGTCCAGGCCCTCCAGCATCGCCACGCTGAGCTTGTTGAACAGGTAGCGGTTCGGCACCTCCTTGAGCGTGCGCGTCAGCAGCTTGTTGCCGACCACGCTGGCGCGGATGCCGTCGAGCTTGGGCGAGCCGTAGATGGGGAAGCGGACGTTGTCCAGGTCAGCCGGCGATGCCAGCATGGGCTTGAAGGTCTTGCTCACGGCGTGAAGTCCAGGCTGAACGAGCCGTTGTTGATGATCCCGCGCACCTTGCTTTCCAGATCGTCGTCATCCGAGCGGTCCTTCAGTTCGTCCTCGATGTGATCGACGACGGTGGACGGGTTGTTGGCGATGACTTCGAGCACACGGTCCTCGAAGCCGTTGACCTCTTCGAGCTTCTTCTCCAGCTCGGCGATGCGGGCTTCGAGAGGTGCGCTGATCTGGATGGCGAACTGATGGACGAACGCCTCGAACATGACGAGAGCGGGTGTGGGATCACTCATGGTTTCTTTCTGCTGTTGTCTGCGAACCCAGCCAGATGGCTGGGAGCGTGGTGGGCGTAGTTCATGACCATGCGAAGGTCTGACCACGCCCCGAGCTTCTGCAACACGTCCAGCGGCGTGCCGTTCTGGACGTGCCAGGTGGCCCACGTGTGGCGCAAGCCGTGCCACGTGAAGCCGACGTAGCTGCCGTCCTCGTAGCGGCCCAGGCCGGCTCGGATACAGGCCGCCATGAACGCCGTCTTGACCGAGACGATGGGTTGGCCCCGGTAGAGGAACACCGCGCCCTCGCGGTGCGGCAGCGGCGTCAGTAGATTGACCGCGTCTATCGACAGCGGCACGCTGATAGCCTCAGCGCCCTTGGCGTCTTCGGCCTCGATCCAGACTAGCCGGCGGTCGAGGTCGACCCGGTCCCAGGTCAGGCCCAGCACGTTGGCCCTGCGCAGCCCCGTAGCGAGCGCAAACGCTGCCGGGGCACGGAGGTGGCTGGGCAGCTCCAGATAGAGCTTCTGCCACTGCTCCAGGGTCAACCAGTCACGGGGCTTGGCGGCCTTCTTGACACGCCACACGTGCAGCTTGGGCGCCTCGCGCAGCCAGCCACGGCCGACGGCCAGCGCCAGGATGGCAGCCAGCATCGTGCGGTAGCGGGTGTAGGTGCCTGGAGTGCGGCAGAACGCACGCAGTCGAGCGTCGATGGCGTCTGCCGTCAAATCCGTCAGCTTGCGGTCAGGAAAGCCGCGGCCGAACTTGGCCAAGCTCAGCAGCTCTGACTCAGATCGAAGTTCGACATCGCACCACGCGGCTACGGCCTTGCCCCAGGTCAGCCCGGCGATCTTGGGCTGCGCCTTCCAGAGGTCGGCCTTGACTTCGTCGTGGATGCGCTGCGCCGCGACGCGATCAGTCTCTCCAGATGACCGACGTACCCGCTGGCCGGCATGAGCGATGTTGATCCACCAGAACTCACTGCCGGGGCGCTTGTAGAGTGACATGGGTCTGCCTTGTAGTGCCCACGCAAGTGAGCGATCAGGTCAACCTCCAGGAACACCCACGCACGACCGAGCTTGGCGCCCGGTATCTGCCCGGTGCGCGCACGCTCCTGAAGTGTGTTCTTGTGGATCTTCAGCAGCGCCGCGGCCTCTTCAAGGCCGAGCGTGCTGGCAGTCGGTTTGTCCATCAACGATGACTCATTGATTGGCGCCCTCGCGCCGGTGGCGGATCACTTCGCGGCGGACTCGTGGCCGGTCAGCTTGTTGAGAAACACGATCAGCGCGCTGCGCGTCGCGTCCACCTCGACCTCGTCGGTGCTGATCTTGATCAGCCCTTCCTTCTTCAGCCGGGTGCGGGCCTTCGAAGCGTCGCTGGCGCTGGAAGCGAACTCGTGGAACACGCGGTCGTCGGCATCAGGCGACACAAGCGTCGCGGTGGTCTGGTAGAGCTTCATGGGTGTCGGGGGTCCAGGTTCGGTTGATGTAGCGACCAGGAGGGAAGCCCTTCATGGCCGCGAGGGGGAGGGTGCTCAGGTTGCTGCTGGAGTCAAGCCGCACGACGGCGCCGTCGAATGGGCCGCCCGTCAGGTGGACTTTCAGCCGCTTGTAGGCGCGGTTGATTGGCTTCTTGCGGATGGGCATCTTCGCGCCCACCTTGCCCGTGTAGATGCAGCTCGTGTTTCGTTGTCTCTTCATGCGCTGTCCTGAAGCGACGAATCTCGTCGAGTGCGTGCTTGACGCTGTGCTCGTAGCTGGCCGGCGAAGATGGCAGCGACAAGCGTTGATGAATGCCGTTGCCGTGATCCACCGTCGCGTACAGGTGACCGGGCGGCTTGGTCTCGATGGCCGTGATGACGTAGCCGGCGAGCTTGGCTTTGCGTCTGAACTCACGGACCAACTTGGGGGTGCTCATGGCTTGCGTTTCCGAGTCGGCCGCAGCCGACTCATCATCGTCAGCTTCAGCGCTTGATGGTGGAGGGACGAGCCGCTACGGGCGCGATCAACGACGAACGCTGTGGCCTGCTGAGTGTTCTTGAACCGGCTGCCGAGAGAACCAGCGCCCATGATCAGTTGGTAGACATGCGTCTGGCCGTTGTCGATGACATCCACCAACTGCCAGCCTTCGGCACGGGCTTGCGCTTCCGCAGCTTCGGTCCAAGTCATTGGGTCTAGGTTCAATCGAAAATAGAGTAACGGTCAGGCCGAACTTCGGCCGCAGGTCAATGCTTCTTGATCGTGATCGTGAAGGTCGGCAGCGTGATGACCACGCTGTCGCCCTCTTCCGTGATTTCGATGTTGGGCCGGCTCAGCAGCTTGTTGACGCTGGCCTGCTCAGCTTTCACCAGCGCGTCAGCGAGAGTCGGTTTGGGCGGCGGGGTCTGAGGCTTCCACACGTACATCCAGCGCGCCCGCGTGTTGTCGTCCTTCGGAGCAGGTAGGCGCAGCACCTTGCCCTTGCGCCACAAGTGTCCGAGATAGTCTGACACGCGGTTGACGCTGGTTGCGTGGGCTCTGATTGAGGCGCGCTCAAACAACGTCGCACAATCGAGAGGCTCCTTGGCCTTCTTCAGCTCGGCCTCTAGAGCGCCGAACAGTCCGTCTTCGCCTCGTGCTGGCATAGGGCACCTCCTGGGCTGAAGTGTATTCAGCCGTCGCGCATGTCGCGAGCACCGAGGCGACGGTCGATGCGACTGACCGTCTGACCTCGGCGCACGCGGCGTGCAAGGTAGATCAGCAGCAGTGTGGTGCTGGTGATCCGGTAGATCGCTGTGATGACCCTGGCGGTAGTGAAGAGAGGTTGGAGGTTCATGTGAGGACGTGGTCCTTGATGCGGTCGGCGATCTGCTTGCGGGTCAACAAGCTGTCACGGAATTCACCGGCGGTGATCTTTGCTTTCCACTCCAACGGGTTCGTGAAGATCACGCCGCCGTCCTTGCAGCCGACGACCACCCACACGTCGCGTCCGTTGAAGTACCGCCGGCGCCCCCAGTCCTGCTGAAGCGCGCTCAGCGGCGACTCCATCTTCTTGCCGCGAGGCGTCACGAGGTCGATGATCGTGCCCGGCCGCTTGGGCACCTCGATGAACTTCCACTCGATCCAAAGGTCGGCTTTGGGGCCGTCGTACCAGTGGTCGAACGTGCCGCCTCGGTACGGGTTGGCCATCTTCTCGCGGTGCAGCACCGACTCAGGCGGGAGGTGCTTGTGGACGCTGGTGTAAAACGTGGTCTCAGGCTTGCTTGCCACGGCGTTCCAGCTCGATCAACAGATCGACCTCGTGCTTGATCTTCTCCAGGTCTTGCACTCCGTCTTTGGCCCGCCAGCGGCAGATGCGCTTGACGATGCAGCCTTCGAGAAAGCCGAGCTTGTTGGCGTGGATGAACTCGACCGGCTGGATCTTCATGTCCTTGTAGTGGCCGCCGGCCACCTGGACATCGAGCGCGCTGCTCGGCGCTGCTTCCTTCAGCGGCCAGCCGCCACGAAAGCCGTCGCAAGCAAGGTAAGTGCGGGTGTGGGAAGTGCAGCACTTGGCGCAATACGCCATCTCGTCGCGGTTGAACTCGTCGCCTGGGCGAGTGACAAACCCGTGTATCGGCGTGAAGCCGCTCGTGTCGACTTGGAGCATCACGCCGCCACCTTCATCGCCGCATGGACGGCCTGCACATACTTCGCTTGGTTGATGGCGTCGCGCAGGGCGTGGTGGTCGTTGGCCGGCTTCGGCACACGGTCAGCACACGGCAGCGAGCGGTAGGTCCGCACGCAGCGGCTGTTGTAGAACTCCCACGGGGCGTCCCAGCCGAACTTGCTGTACGCGTGCTCCATCATCGGGATGTCGAACGACGCGCCGTTGCTCCACACGTACCGCTTGTTGTGCCCGAACCAGTCGCTGAGACTGGCGAGCGCCGCTTCCAGCGACTGCTTGGGCTCATGGAAGACCTGCTGTGCGTCCTTCGACTGCTTGAGCCACCACAGCAGCGTGGCTTCGCTGATGGTGCGCCCCGCGTCGAGGTTGCTGTCGATGGACACGCTGGCGTAGAACCCGGCGTCGTCGATCTTGTCGCTGTCCAGGTCGAACTTGACGGCTCCGACGGACAAGATCACCGCGTCTGCGGTAATGCCCAGCGTTTCCAGATCGATCATCACATGCTTCATGTACGTTGTGCAAGAGAGGGTAGAAGAGGCGCCCCGTGGGCGCTTGGTGGTGCCCACGGGACGCAGCCGATCAGGCTTCGGCGGTGTCGAGCGCAGCCAGCTCGGCCTCGGCCTTGGTGCCGGCCTTGGCGGCGGCGGCCTTGGCCTTCTCGGCGCCCTTCTTGATGCCGTCCAGCACCTTGCCGGCGGCCTTCACCGCGGCGTCGTGCGCCTTCTGGGCGTCGGCCAGCACCTTCGCAGCGGCCTTGACGGCCTTGGCGTGCTCGGCCTCGGCCGCCTTCAGCGCCTTGTCGGCGTCCTTGACGGCGCCGAGGTGACCGGCGATGTCCTTCTTCAGGGCGGCCTTGGCGGTGCGCAGCTCACCGGCGCTCATGATCTTGCTTTGGGGACGTGCCATGGAATTTCTCCTTGAGTTGGCGGGTGTAGCGCAGCTCGTTGAATCGAGCTGCTCGGGAAATCAGCCGGTTGATCACCGACCGACGGCGAAGGCTGCCTGCCTCGACAGTGAGGCAGTGCAGCACCTCTTCTTCAGTCAGCTCGGGCAGCACGTCCATGAGCGTGCGGAACGACCCGAGCGCCTGCGAGACGTGCCACTGGCGAACCGACATGGGTCAGCGACGGGCCTGCTTCTTGGCCGGCCGGGTGGCCGGGGCCTGGTAGTTCGACACGTCGGGCTCGACCATCAGCAGGTCGCGTGCCTCGCCCTGGCGGTTGTAGGCCACCTCCAGGTTCTCGTTGGGCGTCGCGTTCGAGAACTGGAACTGCGGGAAGTCCACGGCCTCGTTCAACTCGACCGTGGTGACGACGCCGACCGGCGGGACACCAAAAGTGCGGGCCACCGACGCCACGTAGCCGTCGAAGTTCTTCAGGGCCGTGGGCGACACGTTCAGGGTCCACATGTCGGTGTTCTCGTTGGCGTCGGGCGGCAGCACCGCCAGCCTGCGGCCGTTCTTGCACGCCTTGCCCTTGCCGTCGCTGCCGAACTGGTTCATCGGGCAGGACTGGCAGTCCTTGGCCTGCGGGTTCGGCGAGTTCGGCGACGGCACCATGTTCTTCGGGTCGGTGCCGATGGCGAAGCAGTCGGGCGGGACGATGTTGTCCTTGTCGAAGCGGCCGGCGTAGAAGCTGTGCGTGGTCACGAAGTCCACGACCACGAGGTTCAGCGCGCCTTCGACCTTGGTGCCGTCGGGCAGGCTGATCTTCTTGTCCTGGCTGACCCGGATGGTGTTGCCGGTGGCCGGGGCGATGCGGCCGGCGAGACCGGCGACCTGGGCCTTGAGGGCTTCCTGGATCGACACGATGTTGCCGGCCGGCTTCTTGACGGCGACGGCGGTGGAGGCTGCGGTGGGCGTCTTCTTGAGCGCCGCGGTCTTGGCAGGGGCTTTGGTGGCCATGGTTGCTTTCATGCGCCCGAGAGGACGCGGAGGTTGAGGCGGACCTTGTCGAACGTGGTCACGCCGGGGATGGACCCTTTGGACGCCATGAGTTCCCGGATGGCCGGGTCACTCAGGCGCCGCTGCATGAGGTGGAAGTAGCCGGTCTTCTTGACGTACGCGAAGAACTTGTCCGCGTCGACCAGATTGCCGACCGTCGTGGTGCTGACGGACACCGAGGCGCGCTTCCCAGCGCCCTTGTCGGTGCCCTCGGCCTTCAGCTTGGCCAGCAGGGCGTCTTCGATTTCGCTGTACTCGGACTCGATGTCCTTGATCTGCTTCTCCAGCTCCTGCTTACGCTGGCGCAGGGTGAACAGGTCGTCGATGGCAGGACCGATGCCCTTGATCTTGCGCAGCGGTTTGGCTGCTTCGGTCGTCGTCACAGTGGTTGACCTACTTGGATCGAAGTTGGATCGTACTACGAAACATGCACAAAGCATTGCACTAAGTGCTACGTGTGCACGCTCCACCCGTGGCCGGACTCGGTGCCGATCCCGACGGTGAACGCCGGCCCAGAGCCGTCGAGCGCCTGACCGGGACCGGAGTAGATGAGTCCGCCGTTGAACCAGAACTGCGCGCCGTGGCGCTTCATGGCGAACGCGAAGCTGTGCGGTGCATGGTCCTGGTACAGATGACAGGTGGTCGCCTGATCGCTGTAGTGGCCCAGGTAGTCCAGGCGTTCCATCAGCTTGTCGTAGCACTTGTTCGCCACAGCGAACTCGACCACACGAGCGAAGTGCTCGGGGTCTTCGATCTTGAGAGCCATCACATCTCCTGAAGGGAAAGTGAAACAAGGTAAACCAGCGCCGCGTCAAGCGCCACTTCGGGGGTAGGGCCGTAGGTCCAGACAGGCTGGCGCCAGAAAGTGCCGCCAGTGCGCTTCATTTCGAGCTTCACACCCCAGCGGTCAGGGTTGCGTTCGAGGTGCCGCAGCATGACGAACTGAGGTTGCGCTCGAACCGGATGGTCAGGACATTCAGTCACTGATCAGCGCCTTGTGGAACTTGTCCACTTCGATCAGCTCGCGCTTGATCTTGAGCGCGTGTTGAAAAGCCGAAGCGAAGTTGGCGTGCAAGTCATCGACTTCAAAGCTCTGCGAATACTCGTTCTTGTCGCCATGCACCACCGTGATCCGTGAGCAGCCCATGTGAACCATGGTTGTGATGTGCAGCCACGGGCACAGCGCGCCGAACATCAAATCACTTGCTGTAGCAGACATCGAAGTCACCTTCAGCGTTCAGCGGAATGTCGTGGCACCACTCCAGCGGCGTCTTCATCACCTTGAGCATGAATGCCGTCGCGGCCGGGCCGAGCTTGGCCTTGACGTGCGCGCCGACCTCGTCATGCGTGGTCAGCACGACGCGGTGCTTCTGGTCGATCATGAGCATCTGCTTGGCGACGATGATCCGCGCCAGCGCCTGCACGATGTTCTCGCACAGCAGACCGCCATAGATCTTCTTGGTCTGGTCGCCGGACTGGTACGTCCACTCGTCCCAGCCTTTGTCGTTGAGGCGCTTCTTGAGGTTCGGGTACTTCAGCGCCATGCCGTTGGGCAGCCAGATCGTGTTGGCCTCCCAACTGATCGGGCCGTGGCTACCGGTGCGACCGAACGCCATGTCTTCAATGATGCCCTTGCAGATTTCCCAGCCCGCAGCGATGCGGTGGTTCTTGCGGCGGTACGCATTGATGATGCGTTGGCACTGGTCCAGCGTGAAGAACACTGGCGGGCCGCCGAGCGCGCCCTTGGCCAGCGTGATCTGGAGCTTGGCTGCGCCCATCTGGAAACCCAGGCCCAGAACGCAGACCTTGCCAACGAAGCGCTCGGTCTTGTCCTCGGTCGTGATTTCGCGCCCATAGACCAGATCGCCGAACTTGCAGTAGGCGTCGCGGTCGTTGCCGCGTGCGACGCCCTTGGACTTGTCCCAGGTGTCGGACGCACGGAACGCATCCATGAGGTCGTCCTGGCCCCAGAGCCAGCCGTTGACACGGGCCTCAATCTGGCCGGAGTCAACGACGCAGATGACGTGCGCCGCCTGGGCGATGATCGACTTGCGCAGCTCCCCACCACGAGTGAGGTTCTGCATGTTCATCTTGTTGTTGCCGCCCCAGCGCCCCGTGTGCGCCCGGTAGTAGGCGTAGCCCACAGGCAGGCGCATGCCGTTGGCGCCGGCGACCAGGAAACGCTGGGCGCGTGTGACGTTGGTCGTGGACTTGACAGCGAGCCGCGTATCCACCAGGGCGCGCAGTCGGGCTTGACGCTGAGCGAGCCGCTTCACGTCGGCCTTCTTGTTCAGGTTCAGGCCGGTGGACAGCTTCTCGACATCGTCAGGCAGGTTGATGAACTCGGCGTCGTCCTTGGCGAACGCATACGCCCACTTGCCTTCGTCGGTGCGCTCAGCGCTGGGCTTCTTCATCCAGGCTGGGCTGATCTTGATGGGCGGCTCAACGCCCTCGTGCCGCAGCAGATCAGCGAACTTCTCGCTGCTGCCCACCACCTTCTTGGTGATTAGGATCGTGCGGGCTTCGCTGCCCTCGGGCGCCGCCAGCTTCTCGGCCTTGGTCAGTTTGACATCAGCCTCGTAGAGCGGTGCGTCGATCAGCGTGGTCAGCAGCCCGCGGCGGTGCTCCAGCTCGCGAGCCAGCTCAGCCTGCACACGCGGGATGTCCACGCCCAGCACCGGGTCGCAGAACACGCGGCACGTGAGGTGAATCAAGTCCATCTCGTCACGCGGCATCTCGTCGACCATGAGCTTGAAGACCTCGTGCATCTCGTCCACGTCAACGCCGCAATACTCGGCGCCGGTCTCATAGATGCCCTCCTTGACCAGATCGACGTAGTGCTTGCCCTTCATGGCTTCGAGCGCGCCTTTGAGCTTGCCGCCGCGCCCATAGTGGACAGAGACCTCTTCCAGGCCGGCGCCAATCTCGTTGCTGTGCAGGCCGCGGGCCATGGACAGCGAGCAGTAGTAGCGCTTGGGCACCACGCCGTAGTGGTGGCTCAGGATGAAGCCGTCGAACTGCGTGTTGTGGCACAGCAGCGTGTGGGCCTTCCAGTCAATCGTCTTGAGGAATGCCTTGATCTTCGGGCCGGGGATCACCTTGCGCTTGCCGCGGCCGACCTTGACGCCCATCATCAGCGCCTCGAAGCGGGCGTCGCGGATGTACTCGCTGGTGCTGAGCTTGGTGAGCGTGTAGTCGTTGTCGTAGAACGTCTCGAAGTCGATGGACACGAGACGTGCCCAGTCGACAGCTTCGCGCTCGAATGCCGGCCGGCCGGTGAACGCTGGCTTCGGTTGGGTGACAGGCGTCGGCGCGAGCTTCCTCGCTGCTGGCTTGGTGGCGTATGCAGATGCCCAGCTCACGGACGAACCTCGACGACGGTAGGGGTCATGGGAACGATGACGAAGCGGCCGGTGGGCTTCATCAGCACGGCGCGGGGGTACTTGCTCGGTCGCTGCTGTTCGGCGTAGTGCTTGTCGCCAGGGGACAACCCGTAGTAAGTCGTCATGCACTGCTCATCGACGGGCTTGTTGGCGGCGAGGATCGTCACCAGCATGCCTTCGGTGATCCACCCGACACGGTAGTTGGCGAGCTTCATGAGTTGAGCGCCCAGGTGAAACGCCGCGTGGCAATTTCTTCGGCCTTATCCAGCGCGAACGCAGCTTGTCCGGGGGACAAGACCACGGGCGTCTTCAGGTCGCCAGACCAGCACTGCGGGGCGAGCTTCTGAAAGTCTTGGGCGGAGACACAACGGCGAAGCAGATCAGCTTCGACCGTGACTCCTTTATTCCCGCTGGCCTGGATCAGGGCGCGCAGCGTCTCGAAGTGGTGGTCGTTCATTGATTCAACGCCCGGCAGAATTCGTTGATGAAGTTCTCTTCCATACGACTGAGAAGCTCACGGGCACTCGACAGCGGAATGGCAACAGCACCTTCCCCGGCACGCCGTTCGGAGAACTGGTACCAACTTGCTGCAAGAGCGACGTCCGCTAAGAACTCCGGACTGGCGATGAACATGACCCCAGCACCGTCAAGGCGTTGCCGCATCTCTTCGATGAGCTTTGGGTCGACGTTCACTTCCAGTTCCCAAACAGGTCCAGCAGGTTGCCCATGCGTGCATCCTTGGCCATCAGGATGTCGTGGTACACGCGCTCTTCGATGCTGTCCTTGGCGAGGCACACGATGATTTCGGTCTTGCTCTTCTGGCCAATGCGGGCCTGCCGCCGGTTGCCCTGCTTGAACCACGACAGGTCGTAGGTCGGGCCGGTCCAGATGATTGAGTTGCCGGCCGTGAGCGTCAGGCCGTGGGCCGCGCTCTTGGGGTGTGCAAACAGCACGTCGTACACGCCGCGCTGGTACGCGTTGACGACGGTGATGCGCTCGGTGTCGGACGACTCGCCGTCGATGACGGCGTAGGTCATGCCGCGCTTCTCGGCTTCAGCAATCAGCGCGTCACGCTGGTGCTGCCAGAAGAAGAACACGAGCGGATGCTTGCGCTCAGCGGCCATGTCGATGATGGCCTCGTACCGCGCACTGTCAATGAGCTGGTACTTGCCGCCCTCGGTGTAGACCGCACCGCTGCAAATCTGGAGCAGCTTGGTTGCCACCGCGGCGGCGTTGACCGCAGTGAGCGACAGGTTCTTGCCCTGGAGCAACGGTAAGAGCTGAGTCAGCTCCATCGTCTCGTAGAGCTTGCGCTGCTTGGGCGTCAGCTCGTAGTCCACCGTGTACTGATGGGTGGCCGGGATGTCCACGCAGTCCTCGAACTTGTGACGCACCACGATGTCGCTGATCAGGCCGAACACGGCTTCCTCGGCACCGGGCTTGTCGTGCCACTTGACCGCATGCGCATTGGCGCCGACTTGCTCGGGCGTGCAGACGGTGCTGCGGAAGTTGAAGAACAGCGGGCCGAGCCGCTGGCCGCCGTCGAGCAACAGCACGAGGTGCCAGATGTCGCAGATGCCGTTGCTGGTCGGTGTGGCCGTCAGCACGGACTTGCGCTTGATGTGCTTGAGGCGCGACAGCCTGAGCGCCGCCCTGGCGCGCTGGCTGGTGTGGTGCTTGAACGCCTCGGCTTCATCGACGCACAGCTCGCTGAACTTGGCGAGCTGTGCCGGCTTGAGCGTCGTCAGCCACTTCACCGCGTCGTGGTTGGTGATGTAGACGTCGGCGTCTTCGGCGAACGCAGCAGCGCGGTTGTCGGCCGTGGCCACTGAGACCTTCATGCCCGGGGCAAACTTGGCGAAGTCGTTGGCCCAGGCCGCGCGTAGCAGCGAGCGGGGCGCCAGCACCAGCAGGCAGCCGCCACCCTTGCGGCGGCGCTCGGCCCAGGCCCAGATGCGCACCGCTGTCTTGCCGGTGCCGGGGTCCGACATGTCGAACACGATGGGTGTGGTCTTGTCGTGCGCCAGACTGAGTGTCTGGTGCTTCATCGGCTTGATCGCCGCACGAGCGCGAGACTTGATCATTGCTTGCTGTGCTTGAAGAAACGATTGGCTGCCTTGATCAGCTTGAGGCCGAGGTACGTGAGCACTGCGCCAGCGATGGCCGCCATGACCATGAAGGGGAGGGCGACGGCAGTTGCCACCATGAAGAACCCACGCCAGAACTTCTTCTCAGTGGTGCTCATGGGCTTCGTGGGCATGAATCCGGTCCTCGCATTGCTTGATGAGCTTCATGAGCCCGCCGTTGGTGTTGATGTCCGCGTGCGTGTGGAAGCTGACGAAGAAACCCAGCACGAGGACGGCAGGGTCTTGGATGGGTTCGATGCCGGCGTCTAGCAGCGCCTTCACGTATTCCGTCAGGACTTCGAGGATGTCGACGAGAGGCGGCGGATCGGCAGTAGACGAGATGGCGACGACGAACTCATCGACGGTCACACGCCCACCTTGCAATCGCCGCTGCTGCCCGGCTTGGTGCCGTAGCGGCACCACTGGCACGAGAACTTGTTCGGGTTCGGCTTGAAGTCGGTGCAGTCCGTGACGGCGGAGCCGCGGATGTCGAACGAGCGCTTGAAGCGCAGGCCCTGGTCACGGGTGAACGTCTTCTGTGTCAGCTCGTCCACGTCGAGATACCACAGCTCGGTGTGGACCAGCTCCAGCTCGGGGTAGCGCAAGAACGTGCAGAGCTGGTACATCTGGAGCTGCTCGCCGTGCTTGATTTCGTTGCCCCACTTCTTGCCGGTCTTGTAGTCGATGACGACTGCCTCGGTCGGGCTGAGGTGGACGAGCGCGTCGAGCTTCAGACGCAGCCAGACGGGCAGCCAGTAGTACATGGTCTTGCCGACCTTGACGAGGTCGCCGGGGCGGCCACGTTCCGGCAGCTTCTTGGCGCTGACGAACGGCAGGCCCAAGTGCTCGGGGCCTTCGGCGACGCGCCACTCGCCATTCCAACTGCACGGGTTCCAGCCACGGTCCATGCCCCACTCGCCTTCGAGCGAGACAGCGCCGGCCTCGTAGAGGTCGCGCAGTTTGGCGGTCTCGGCGGCGAACTTCGCAGCTTCGGCCGGCATCGGCCCGTCGCCCTTCACATACAGCTCCATCTCGTTGTGGATGCGGCTGCCGCGGTCGTTCGCGTGCTCCGTTTTGCCGGGCGGCAGAGGCCGCTCGGGCTCGGGCACGCGCCGGTCGTGCTTGAGGTGCGCGTAAAACTTGCACTTCTCGAAGTCGACGAGGCGACTGGGGGACCAGGTGATGATGGCCATGGCTGAGCTTCAAAGTTGGATCGAACTTAGATAATATCGCCGTCTTCGTCGAACTTGGTCTCGCCGTCGCGGAACTGCTCGGTGAGGGATTCGTCGCTGGTGAGGTACTCGTGTTCGGCTTCGAGCTGCTTGTAGATCCAGTTAGCAAACTCGCGCATGCAGGCGGTCAGCTCTTCCTCACCGACGAGAGCACAGTCCATGTACTGCCCGTCAGGCGCGGCGACCTGAACGTCAAGGCTCATCGTGCCGGAATGGCTGTAGCGCCCCAACGTGGTGATCGTGGCAGACACCGAGCCAATCTCTTCGTCCAGCGCCCAGCCCACGTTCAACACGGTCAGCCGTCGGGCGAGGTCGTGCAGGGTCTGGTCGCTGTCGCCGATGTGCGCGACAAGCGCGTCGTATGTGTCAGCACGTGGCCGGTACGTGCCCTCGAAGCTAGCGCCATCGCCTTGACTCCAGAACCCGCTGAAGTGGATAGCCGGGCCGTGCTTGCCTTTCCTGTCGATGCTGATGCCAAGCAGCTCGGCTATGTGGACAGCGTCTTCGTAGACGTTGCTCCACCAGTCGTCTTGCACCCACCAGTTGCGGTAGCGCTCTAGCGCATGCTCCTTCGCCTTCGGGTCGAGGTCGTCGAAGGTAAAACACTCAGCGACCGCGGCCGGCATGGCGTCAGCCAAACGCAGCGGCGATGCGCTCCAGCGCGGCTTTGCCGTCCGGCGCCATGATCAAGTCGTCCAGCGCGCTTTGGTAGATGCGGTCGGCCTCGGCACGGATGATGTCGGCCTGCGCTTCCCAGGCGGCGTGCGCCGCTTCGGCGGCGATCATGGCCTCGGACTTCGGGAAGTCGAAAAGGTTGCCCACTTCGGTGTAGGTGTGGGTGTCGGCGACGTACTTCGACTTCAGCTTCGCCTCGCCCGAGCGAATCATGGCGGTCTTCTGTTCGTCGGTGTACTCGGGCGCCTTGGGCTCTTCGCCGAGCAGCGCCATCATGCGCTGCACGTACTTGGCACGGTGCTGTTCCAGACGCATCGTCGCGTGTTCGACTTGGGCTTTGCTGAGTGCGGGCATGTCAGACTTCCACTTTCACGGTCTCGCCCCACGGGGCGATCTTGTTGTTGATGGTGCACCACAGGACCGGGTAATCCGGCGGCGCGGCGGGAAACGGACCTTCGAGGTCCGTCAGGTACACAAGGCACGAGGGCGTGATGCCCTGCTCTTCGAGCCACGCGAACGGCGGCCGGAAGTCCGTGCCGCCGCCGCCATGACACTTGACCTTGAACGGGTCATCAGGCCCGAGTTCATCGACGTGGTTGACCCGTGCGTCGCACGAGATGACCCAGGTCGTCTCAGGCGTGGCTGCGTCACGTGCGGCTGCGGTCTCGGCGCTGAATGCGTTGAGCACGCGCTGGCTGATGGAGCCGGAGTCGTCGGTGACGACCACCAGGGTCTGCATGCACTGGCTGTAGCGGCCGGGCAAGTAGATGCCCATCGCCGCGAACCGCTTGTTGGGCTTCATCCAGTCGAAGCCCTCGCGCGAGCGCTCGGTGATGAAGCGGCGCAGCAGCGTGCGCCAGTCCGCCTTGTTGTCGAGCAAATGCTCGACGAAGCGGGTCAGCGAGCCGGGCAGCTTGCCAGCCTTGGCGGCGCTGTTGGCAGCCTGGACGATGGCGACGGCCCACTCGCGGGCCTTGGCGGTCTGGGCGGCTTCGGTGCCCCCGCCGGGTGGAGGCGGCAGCATGGCGTCGAAGCTGCCTTTGCCGCCGGCACCGGCGCCATCCTCGGGCAGCAGCTCGTACACCTGATCGGCGTACATGCCAGCGTACTTCCCGTCGATGAGCCAACTGTCCGGCACGGTGAAGCCGGAGTCGCGCAGCAGCCAGTTGATGACGTAGTCGCAGGCGTGATTCCAGCGCTTCGGCTGGCGCACGCCCAGGCGGGCCATGTGCTGAAACATGCAGTGGCCGACTTCGTGAGCGACGCCGGACTGGCGGACGTTGTCGGAGTTCGTCAGCACCCAGTGCGGGTGGTAGAACAGCGACTCGCCGTCGGTGGCGAGCGTCGGCGGGTCGAGGTCTTCGCGCTCGACGAGCGGCAGCCGTAGAGCCAGCATGCCCCAGAAGGGCTGGGCCTTGAGCATGCTGAGCCGCGCCTTCATCATGGCGCGCTCAGCCTTGTTGTTTGGATTCATGTGGTCTCCGGGTAGCCGTTCAGCTCGCAGTCAACGAGGAAGACAACGAGGCGCTCGTGATACGGCAGCGCTTCAGGTGGGAGCAGAGCAGGCTGGTCGATGAGGGCGGCCATCGATTCGTGGCCAGACCCCGGGTGAGCAAACCACGCCGTCTCGAACGCAACAGTTTCAGAATGGCCGTGGTCGGCTATCTCGTTGACCATGTGATGCACTGCTGCTCTATACGGCTTCGGGCCCACGTTCAGCTCCGACTGAGTTCCCAGGCGACAAGGTGAGCGATCAGGTACTCGCGGTAGGGCAAGGCTTCATTGCCGAGCGCCCACACCATTGATTCCCGCGATGTGCCGTCGTGGAACCACCAAGCCACCCTGAACTTCTTGGCGGCCTCGCCGACGCCAGACGAGAACTGACGGTCGTACTCCATCTGACGCACGGCTTCATCGACCAGCTCGGGGCTCATCACCAGTTCATGCGCGACAGGATGTCGTCGGCCTGATCAGCCACCTTGCGACGCAGGCCCTTGTCCTTCTTGAGCCGGTCGGTGGGCACCAGCAGCGCGTCGATGTCCAGGCCGAGCTGAGCCAGCACCGGGTCGTTGTTGATGTTGAGCGCCGGCAGCAGGCTCACGAAGTCGCGGGCGTTGCCCATGAGCGACTCGTAGATCTTGCCGTCCTTGTCGTTGCAGCGCTCGGAGATGCGCTTGACGACGTCCTTGGCGCGCTCGAAGCACTCGCGCACCATGCGCTGCTGACGCTGCTCGTAGTCGGCGGCGATCTGGCGTTTGATCTGATCGACGTGCTCGGTGCTGAGCGACACGCGGAAGTCGTCGGCCGTGGCCAGCGGCATGACGCTGATCCTGAAGTCGAACTTGTCCCGCACCACCGACGCATCGGGGTAGTCCTGCGGGTCGTACATCTTGCCCAGCTCACGGCGGGCCTGCTGCACGTAGTCCGGGTAGTTGCGCACGAAGTCGAGCACGCAAGCCTCGAAGCGATTCTCCAGCGCGTCCATCTTGGCCTTGTACGTGGGGTACAGCGACGCGGGCATGATGCGGTCGTTGTTGTCGCCCCAGCCGAGCGTCATCGTGGCGTGCAGATCGCGAGCCTCGGAGACGACGCTCACGATGCCAGCCAGCGAGTCGCGTTGGAGCAAGCTCTTGTTGAAGTTGCCGGCGCCGTGCTTGGCGTCGTTCTGCGAGACGACGGCGCTGGTCACCTTCTTGTCGCGCTTGCGCGCCTGCCACTGGCTGATGTTCAGCGAGGCCAGCAGAGCGCGCTGGTGGATGGGCTTCTCGTCGGTCATGGTCAGTCCTTGGTGAGTTCAGCGAAGACCCGCTCAGCGATGTACGCCGCATAGATGCCGCGCATCAGCGGCGACTTCGCTGCGGACTCGATGAACTTGTCCTTGCGGTAATGTGAGAGATGGTTGAAGCGCTGAAGCTGCGGGCTGCGGAGCTTGCGCAACGCAGCGCGCATCTGGCGATGACTGTTCTGCTGGTCGCGTATCGACGTGAAACCGTAGTCGATGCCCCAGCGGAGCCCGTCGAGATAGTCGCCGTGCCGGCTGAAGACGTATGCGTCGAACTGCTTCGCCCAGGCGCGTGGGGCACTATCAATCAGCTTGCATGCATGCTCCATCTTGATCCGCATCTCGACGGCGGTCAGGTCTTTCACCCCAGCACCAAGTCGCGGTGCTCCATGGCGAAGTCACGGAACTCGGGGAGGAGCTTGATGCGCGAGTCGTGGTTCGATGCGTCGCGGCCAAACAGCACGGTGATTTCCGGCGTGTTCAGTCGCTTGATGTACTTGTAGGCCGCCGGGAAGGTCTTCTCGTCGACCTGCTTGTCCAGCATCGACATCACGGCGTACTTGGCGCTGAGCTTGTCGGGGACCGGGGCACGGTCCGGGCTGGAGAAGATTTCCTGCGCCGTGGGCAGGCCGACCATGTGGTCAAAGAACGCACGCAGCTCGATGCTGACAGCCGGGCCAACCGTGCCGCTGATGAGGTCGTCCACGACGCTGATGGGCGTGCCCTTCTTGGTCGCAGCCTGGAGCAGGCGGTCGAGGTAGACCCAGGTGCGCGGTGACGGGAACGCTGGCTCCTTGGCGCGGGCATCGAACACGTGCAGCGCCAAGCCCTTCTTGAAGCGCTGGAACGCGATGATGCGCGGGTCCACGCCGACGGCACGGGCGTAGGCGATCCACTCTTCGAGGTCCGCTTCGACGGTCAAGTGGACCATGCGGTTGGCCAGCGGGCCGGCCATGCGCGTCACGTTGGCGCGGTCCTTCTCGGTGTTGCCGGCGGCGATGATGTCCCAGCCCGGCGGCAGCTTGTAGTTGCCGACCTCGTGGGTCAGCATGAGCTGGTAACAGCTCGCCTGGACCATCTTGTCGGCGAGGTTCAGCTCGTCGAAGAAGAGGATGCCCTTGCCGGCCTTCGGCAAGAAGTCGGCGGGCAGCCAGGTCATGACCTTCTTGGCCATGTCGGGGGCGGGGAAGCCCTTGATGTCCGTCGGGTCCAGGTTGGCGAGGCGCACGTCGCGCAGCTCGACCTTGCGCTGCTTGGCGAGCGCGGCGACGCCCTCGGACTTGCCGACGCCGGCCGGGCCCCACAGCATCACCGGGAGGTGGCAGTCGAGGCAGACGTCGGTGGCTTGAATGGCTTGGCTGAGCTTCATGGTGTGGTGTGGTGTGGTGTAAAGGAAGGGGTCGCCGACCGTACGTGCCTGTCGTGCAGGCGACCCCCGGGCTACCAGTGCGTGCTGGTTGGATGACGACAACGACAACAATGACCCGGCGTCCTACCGCTGAACGAAGAGGTCACTGGGGTCAACGTCACACGTGGCGTTGACCGTGGAGACCCCTGCTGGAGTCGAACCAGCGTTACCGGGTTGTGGTCTGTAGTTACAGCACGCACTTCTCACGCAGACGCTGTCAGGCGATACGAGACTCAGTGACCCGTACGATGACGACAACGACTACGTTGGCCTGAAACTTGGTGTCAGGACTCGAACGGGCGCAGCAGGAGCTGCACCAGGGCGTCGCCCAGGTTCGAGTCGCCGACGGCGGTCTGGTTGGCCCGCATGCGGGCCTGCTTGACTTCGACCAGCATCTCGTCGACGAGCTTGATGGCCTCGGCCTTCTGCACAGCGGTGGCGGCACCGCTGCGCTTGATGAGGGTGAACTTGCCCACGGTGTTGTCGCGGGTCGACTCCTTCACCTGGGCCGGGTGCTTGTCGGTGGCCGCTGCCAGCACGACAGGCACCATGACCTTCTCGGTCTTGGTGGCGTGCTCGGGCGGCGCCACCCAGGTGCCGGTCTGCGGGTCGTGCGCCCAGGTACGGCTGGCGTCCAGCGTCGGCACGGCCAGGAAGATTTCCTTGACCTTGACGAGCCGCGCCTCCAGGCCCAGGAGCTGATCGACCGGCAGTGCGCTGGCCAGCAGCTCACCGCGGAACACCAAGTCGGCCGTCGCAGCGCGGTTGGCCTCATTCTTCTGGTGCTGGAGCGTCTCGACCTTGCCGTAGAAGCCCAGCGCGTAGTGGAGCGTATCGCGCACGTTGGTGGGCACGGCCTTGTTCTCGGCGGCCTGCGCCTCGATGGCCTCGTTCGCCGCGCTGTCTTCCAGCATCTTCAGCGACTTGGTGTGGCCCTCGAAGTAGTGGCTGTTGCAGAGCTTCTTCAGCGTCTCCTGGTGCAGGGTGTTCCAGGAGGCGTTGACCGTCTTTTCGGCGGCCAGGAGTTCGTGAATGACAGGCATGGTGGTCCTTGATGAGTTGAAGGTGAACCGAACAGTGGTGCAGGCAGACTCACGTCGTGCTGACACACTCCGCTTCCCGATGTCAGTCGAGAGCGCACAGCGCTTCCTACCTGCACCACTGTTCGGTCATTGGTCCCCGCTTCTCTCCCGGGGTGGTCACGCAGCGAGTTATGTGCTGTTCCTTGCCAGGGGACTGGCTACCCCTCGGCTCACACTGGCGAACTGCGTGTTGCCGTTGGTTTGAAGTTGGATCAGCCCAGCAAATCGGTGACCCAGGACGGGGTCGTGCGCCCTGACAGACGACCAAGTGTTTCGTCGTTTGCCAGAGCCCTATCTGTCCGGCTCCACCTCGTGCACAGGCAGACCCGGAGTGATCCAACACATGAAGCTCTAAGCCTCATGTCTTGGATCGAAATTGGATTCTTGGACAAGGCTTCGAGCCTCGTCCAATGGATGCTGTCTATCGGCTGCCTTGGTCAAATAGGACGTCGGGCACATCCACCTCGTCGCCCAGCTTGCTGGCGACGAAGCAACGCATGGCGGCGATGAGAGGCGTGGGGCCGTACGCCCACCGGCCTCCGGCGCCTTTCGCTGTGATGCTCGGAGTGGCTTCCCACTCACGCCCGCGCATGCACGGTACGTTGCGTTGGAGGCCAATCTCTTCGCGCTCGATGATCGGCCCTGCTTCAGCCCAGTCGGTGGACGGGGCGTACTTGATGAGGCTGTACGCAGGCCACTTGTAGCCCTTCCCGAACAGCGAGCCAAACGTGCCGATGTTGAACCGCTCGGGGTTCTTCAGTTGCGGCTTGATTGCCTCCGCCACCGCCCAGTCCAGCGCGGCGCCGGTCAGCTCGCTCGCCTTGATCTTCACAGCCTCTCCCACTGGGCCTCGATCACGTCAGCGATCTTGGCGAAGTCGTACTCGCCGTCGTCGTTCAGCGTGGCGAGGTGCGCCATGCCGTCCACCGGGTCGACCAATCTGCCGTCGCTGCTCATGCCGGCCCATTCCTTGACCACGGCTGGTAAGTTGGAGTCGTACTCGCCGTACTCGCCGTACTCGTCGCCGTCCCAGAGATAACTTTCGACGCCACCGTGAGCGTGGCCCCACCTACCAGCACCTGTGTGCTTGGCGTGCAGATCGGATAGCACGCCCAGGCAGCAGAAGCTGCTCTGGCCGTCGCACTTGACGTGGAGGTAGTCTGTCGTCTGCTTGTACTCACCGCTGCGCAGAGCGGCGAGCCACAGATCCTTGACTTCGGCTTTCATGGTGGCTCCTGTCAGTTTACGAGTCGAACCCGAACACGAAGCGGATCTGGCCGTGCTCATCGGTCAGGCGCTTCACCTCGTCGAAGAAGTAGCGCAGTTCTTCGGCCAGCGACATCTCCCACTCGCAGCGCACCATCATCCAGTTCGGCGTGGCTGCCATCTCGATGGCGTTGTTGTTGACGATGATGACGTTCGCTCCCCAGGCGTTGCCGCAGTAACTCTCAGGTTCCGAGACCTTGTCCCACTTCTCGTAGACCGGACGTTCCAGCAAGCCGGTCTTGATGACCTTGGGGGCGTCCTTGAACCAGGCCAGCATCTCTTTGCCGCTCAGCCACGAGTGGCTGTGGTCGCCCATCCAGATCGTCATGGGCTCGTCGGCTTCGTGGTACTTGCGGCGGCGCGGGTCCATGTGATTCAGCGTGACGATGGGGTGGTCGTCGTTGTCGACCAGCGTGAAGTCGGCTGGGTAGCCACGCGGGTTGGAGATGGGGTTGACGGGCTCACCCGTGCGCACGCCGGCGAAGCCCGTGCCGTTGCGTACGTCGGCCAGCACGGCGAAGAGCTGGTAGTGCCGGCCCTGTTCGTACTTGCTCTCGACGTCTTCCCAGACGTTCGTGGCGGGGTTGTGGCGCTGGAAGACGCCATGGATGTCGGTTCCCATGTTGGTTCCTTGTTGGGTCTAAGTTCGATGTCGGCTCAGGCCGTGGCGTTGCCCGTCAGGCGCAGCAGCTTGTCGCGCTGCTCGCCGCTGGCCGCGCCGAGCACCTGCTGGGCGAAGCTGCGGCGCATGTTCTCGCGCACGATCACCGCGGCCTCGGCGACGATTTCGGTGTTGCGGGCTTCGTTGGCGACGTGCGCGGCCATGTCGATCTTGGCGATCACCCACTTGTACTCGGTGTCGCAGCCCGGCTCGATCTTGGCTTCGTTGTCCATCCGGACGACGACGCCGCAGGTGTAAAACCCGCGGGTGTCGATCACCACCCAGTCATCCTTCTCCAGGGCGAGATGAGTGACGTAGGTGTACGTCTTGGTGGCGGTGCTGTCGGCGCCAACCAGCCTGACGTGCACGGTCTTGGCGTCGGAGCGGAGCAGGGCGGCGAGGTTATGGTCCATGATGCGGTTGCCTTTCTTGGCAGCGGGTTCGGGGTCGAGGGCGTACGTCAAGTAGTCGTACTTGTGCAGAGTGCAGTCGTTGGGAAGCGGGGCGATGTCGAAGTACGCGTCGAAGTACCGTCGAAGCTGTTCGGCGTCTTCGACTGTGCAGGCGTAGCCGCGGTCTCCGTAGAGAGAGAGAGAGAGCAGGCCCTGGCGGATACGTGAACGTCGGGCGCCGAGCGATGCTCTTGGTGCTACGGACGAGTACGGCCTCGTGAAGTACCCGTCTTGCTTCAAGCGGTCGCGCCACTCTGCGAGCTGTTCGAGGTGAGCCATCAGAAATCTCCTGGCGCCACCTGACAGCACAGCACGCCGTTGCGGCGCCACATCTCGACGACTTGGTTGCGGTCATCGAACACGCAGACCAGACGGGCGCGATCTTCAGGGCTCATGGCGTTCAGCCAGCGCTCCTTGAGCACGTGGTCGATGGTGTGGTCCTTGGCCGGGCGCATGCGCAGGTTGGTGATCAGCGGCAGGATGCCTTGGTCGCCCAGCCACGCCATCGTCTCGATCTGCACCGTGGCCATCCGGCCCGACCAGACCCAGACTTCGGGGCCAGTGGTAGCGAGGTGCTTGAGCAGGCTGATCACCGGCTTGATCGGTGTATCGTCCACGCAGGCCGCGTGGAAAGCATTCCAGTTCGGTGTGAACTGGCGGCGCAGTGCAGTGCAGTGCGGGCAGCCGTCCAGCGGCTTGCGCAGCGGCTCGCACTCGTGGCACGACGGCTTCTCGACGAAGTGGCGGCGGTGGCGCAGGTCGGCGAGCGTGCCGTCCAGGTCGAAGATGAAGAGAGGTCTGGTCACGATCCGACTCCGAGGTTCTTGAGCAGGCTGCCGAGCTGCTTGAGCTTGTCGCTGTCGCCCTTGATCGACGTGATGTGCTCGTCGACTTCGAGGGCGATGTCGTCGAGCGTGCCGGCCAGCAGACGGAGCTGTGTGGCCAGCATCGTCAGCTTGTCGATGGGGTTCTGGGGCAGAGCGGGGGCAGTGGGGGGTGGGGGTGCGGGCATTTCGACGATGTCTTCGTTGCTGGCGGTTTCCGCCCGGTCCTTGACTGCTGTGCGGATGTACGAGCGCGGGCTGGACTCACGCACCAAACCCAGCCTGACCATGTTGCACAGCGAGCCCAGCACGACGTCTTGAGAGGCTGAGTAGCCGCAGCGGCGCAGCTCGCCGATGATCTGCGTCAGGCTCCAGGGTGACTGAATGGGCGTGGCTTCGAGCACCTTGCGGGCGATGCCGTTGAGCGACTGCTCGATGCGAGTGGCTTTCGCTGGAGTCATGGCTGGTCTTTGGCGCAACCAGGGCACGGCGCGGCCTGCTGCGCAACAGGGGCGGCATACACCGCCAGCGTGAAGTTCCCAGCGGGCGTCTTGCGCATCGGCAGGTAGTTCCCCGCCTCGTCATCCACGTCCTTGATCTGCGGCAACTGCGCGGGGCTCAGGTAGCCAACCAGTTCGTACTTGCAGCCGAAATGGTGATCGGTGTGTGCGTTGCAACTGCTCATGGTTTGACCTCTGTGATTGGGTGTCTACGGCAGCGTCACCCAGGCGATGAACGCTTCGACCGCCAGCCAGAGCACCCAGACGCCGATCAGCACCAGGATCAGGTCTGCGATGGCGACGCCGATGAGCAGGGCGAGGCGCTTCATGACTGCTGCTCCCTGAGCGCTGCGCGCATGGAGGCGTACGTCTTGTAGCCGCGCTGCTGAGCCAGCCGCTCCAGCGCCTGACCGTGCGTGAGCGGCTGGTCCTTGCTGAGCCTGCGGGCGTCACGCTTGAGCTGCTTGATGTCGGGGTGCTCGGTGCGGATCTGCACGGGCTGCTCCTTCAGTTGTGGGGCGTCGATGAACACGGCCAGCTCGATGCAGCCGGCCAGCTTGGCGGTGAGCAGGATGACGACGAGCCAGCCGACGCCCTGGACCAGCACGCAGAGCGTGCTGATGGCTGAGTAGAAGGCGCTGAAGGCGCGGTCGCTCACGGCGTCACCTTCTTCTTGCTGGGCCGGGGCTTGCCTGCCGTCGGTGCAACCTGCGGGTTGAGCGCTTTGTCGTAGGCAGCCCAGAACTGGAGGTCGGTCCACTTGATCTTCAGTCCGTTGACCGTCTTGGCATTCACCCAGACCGGACCGATGTGGATGCGGTGGTGCTTGAGCAGGCTCGTAAACTTGTTCGGCGTCTCGGGCATGTTGCCCACCGTGTAGTCGAAGACGATGCGCAGCTCTTCGCGGCCCACTGAGCACGCACCGCTGGTTGGGTCGGCGCGTGCGTGCCACGCCATCAGCACCGAGCGGTAGTCCTCGACGCGGTTGAAGCTGCGGGCGTCGGCCTTGTGCTTGTCGTCGGTCGGGAGCTGCTCGATCAGAAAGCCGAAGCGCCCGTCAATGATCGCGCTGGACACGGTGTCCACAGCGTTCTCGCTGATGCTGATCATCACGGCGCGGTCGGCCGAGTCCAGCACGGCCATCGCCTTGTCCCGGTTCATCGGGTAGCTCAGCAAGTAATCGTGGAACTGCTGGAGTTCCTTGGGGATCTGGGCGATTTCCTTGTCGGTGATCGCCAGCCGGGTGGCTTGGTACTTGCCCACGTTGAAGCGGCGGTCGTTCTTGTCGATGGCCACCGGATCGGGCATGTTGCTGTTGAAGATCCAGTTGCTGTAGTTGCGCGCTTCGATGGCGTTGGCGTACATCTGCCTGATCGGGACGAACTCTTCGGTGATGAAGTTCTTGAGCTTGGCCATGACGCCACGCTCGTTGTGCAGCGCCTTGGTCTGCACCTCGTCCACGAACACCAGCAGGCTGTTGCGCATGAACTGGTTGTAGGGCTCGTTGAGTTCCTCCATGCGGCGCATGGCGGTCTGGCCAGGGCCGAAGATGGGGCGGAGGATCTCGTTGGCCAGCAGGCCCTTGCCCGTACCGGGCACGCCATGCAGCACCCAGGCTGTCTTGGTGCGGTCGCGCTCGATGAGGATGAACGCGAGCCAGTTGATGAAGTGCTCGACGATGCGTGGGTCGTCGCCCAGCGCGTGCGAGATGATCTTGAGGATCGTCTTGGGCACAGCCGTCACGGGCTTGGCCACCTGACGCATGTAGTGGCTGGGTGTGAACTGGTTGACCGTGCGGTTCACCGGGTCCACACGCACGTTGTCGCGGGGGTCGAAGGTGATGTCCCACTCGGGGATGAAATCGCCGAGCGGCGCACCGACCTGCTTGGTGAAGTCGCGGAGCTGAGTGGCGTTCTTGGCGATGTGCAGATCCAGCACGTCGTTGGTCTGGTCGTAGCTGCCGCGCCAGTAGGCACCAGTGGCACGGTCGCAGAAGGCGAGGTACATCAGCCCCTTGCTGTTGACCGCCTTGTTGATGTTGTCGTGAAGGCTGGCCCAGTAGTCGGGCAACAGCTCCTTGGTCATGTACGCCGGCTCACCCTTGAAGTTGTAGATGTAGTCCGGGTTGCTCTCGGGGTGGTAGTAGGCCCACGAGTCGCCGCCGTTGAGGTTGAAGTAGACGAAGCCGCGCTCGGACTTGGTCTCGGTGATCGTGGCACTGTCCGGCTTGACCATCACCTCCGTCGTGCCGTGCATGCGGTAGGTGATCTTGCGCTTGGGCAGCCCGGCGTTCTCGCGGAGCTGTGCGAGGCGCTTGTCCGTCAGGTCACGGTTCTTCTCGGTGGAGTTGATGGCCGTGCCGATGGTCAGCACGTCCTTGCCGCGCTTGACGATCTGGATGCGGGGCTGCTTGGCCAGCGGGTCACGGATGCCTTTGAGCCGCGGCGGTGCGATGTAGATCAGCTTGTCGTTCTGGCATGCGCTGATGTCCAGCGGCCAGGAGATTGCGTTGTTGGTCTTGGTCAGCTTCAGGCCCATGTTCAGCATGGGCGTGTCGTGGTTGAGCTGGATGAGCCACTGCTTGAGCAGAGGCGCTGCGTACGGCCTGTCCAGCAGCATGAAGATGTGGCAGCGCAGCAGCTTGTTCTCGATGCCGTAGCTGGCAGACCACTGGATGATGTGCGAGACGTCGCTCAAGCCGAGGGAGGCGAGCAGCACGTCCACCGAGGGGCAGTCCAGTCCGTCGAGGTCCAGGACGATGAACTCGGTCATGGAGCCGGTGGTGGTGCTGCCGGCACGCGACTCCTTGACCAGGGGCTTGGCGATGCTGCC